CGATTTTGTGAATGGTGGCAGTGGCAAATGAAGCGATTCTGGTTTCTGGTTTTATTGCTTTTACTGCTCGGCGGAGGTTCGATGTTTAGTGAAGCTCATGCCCAGCGGGCAATAACCTTTTTCGAATCGCTCAAACACACCAAAGGCAAGTTCTACGGCCAGCCTTTCAAGCTGCTGGACTGGGAAAAGCAGATTGTGCGGGATGTGTACGGCACGGTGGACGAACGCGGTTACAGGATCATCAAATACGTCTACATCGAAATCCCCAAGAAAAACGGTAAATCCGAGCTGGCCGCGGCTGCTGGCCTTTACCATACCTTTGCCGACCGGGAGAAAAACGGCGAGGTGTATGGCTGTGCTGCGGATCGCTCTCAGGCATCCATTGTTTTCGATGTGGCGGTGGATATGATTGACCAGGTACCGGCACTCAAAAAGCGCACCAAGCTGCAGCTCAGCAAAAAACGGCTGATTGACAAGGTGACCGGTACTTTTTACCAGGTGCTGAGTGCCGAGGCATACACCAAACACGGCCTGAATCTGTCTGCCTGCATCTTTGATGAGCTGCACGCTCAACCGAATCGGGAATTATGGGATGTGATGACCTTCGGCGCAGGAGATGCGCGAGAGCAGCCGATCTGGTGGATCATCACAACCGCCGGAGATGACCCGGACCGGGTATCCATCTGCTGGGAGCAGCACGAATACGCTCGCCGCATTATCTCGGGTGAAATTGTTGATCCGACCTGGTACGCAGTCATCTACTCCTACGATGGAGATGACATCTACAACGAAGAAAACTGGAAGAAAGCCAATCCCAGTTTAGGGACAACCATCCAGATAGAAACGTTGCGTGAGGCGGCGGCAAGAGCCAAAGAACGACCGGCGGATGAGCGGTTGTTCCGCTGGCTGCGCCTGAATCAGTGGCCAACCTACAAACTGACCAGCTGGCTGCCGCTGGAGTTGTTTAATGCAACCAGCGGAAACTGGTCACGGGCGGAGATGATTGGAATGGACTGCTATATGGGATTAGATTTGTCCTCAACGACCGACCTGACGGCAATGGCGCTGGTCTTTCCGCCCCAACCCGGTCTTTCCGAGTGGCGTGTGATCTGGGAAGGCTGGATACCCGAGGAAAACATGCAAGAGCGCATCAAACGTGACAAAGTCCCATATGACCAGTGGGCTGCGCAGGGGTGGATCACCCCTACACCGGGGAATGTGGTGGACTACACCCGCGTTCGTGACAAGGCACTGGAGTTCAAGGCGCTGTACAACGTCAAAGAGGTGGATGCCGATCCTGCATTCGCAACCATGCTGTTGCAGGAATTGCAACAAGAAGGGCTGACGGTGGTCGGCATTCCACAAACATTTGTGCAGTTGACTGACCCGATGAATCAGATCGAAGTCCTATTGAAAGAAAAGAAACTCAGCCACGAGCCGAATCCCGTTGCAGCCTGGTGTTTTGGGAATACTTCGATTGCAAAGAACGGCAGCGGGTTGATCAAGTACGTGAAAGAGTACAAAGGCAAGACGGCAGACCGTACGAAACGAATTGATTACGTTGCCGCTTGGGTGGTAGCGATGGCCAGGGCGCGTTATTACCAGAGCGCGGATTTGAGTGCGGAGATTTTGGATCCGGAATGGGGTATGTGATGAAATTTTTGTTGAGATTTTTCGATGATCTTCTACTGCTGGCAGGATGCGGCTGCATTCTGTATGGTCTCTCGCTGTACTCAGTCATCCTGGCGTGGATTGTGGGCGGGATGATGTTGATCGGATTGAGTTATCTGGTCGGAAAGGTAATGGCGAAACATGCTGATTAGAGAATTGTTGACCACCGGAAAGGTTAAAGAAGCACCTGCGCAGGAACAGCCGCGCTACGAGTACGTGCCGGCCTACGGCTATTCCACCGAATCGGGTGAACAGGTAAATGTCATGCGGGCGCAGTCAGTGGCGACTGCGTATCGAGCCAAAAATATCATTTCGGATGATGTGGCCAAGCTGCCGTTTCAGCTGATGCGCCGAATCGGCAGGCAGGTTGAACAGGTGCAGCCCGATCCGGTGACCCGCAATATTGCATACCTGCTGCAGGTTTCACCCAATATCTGGGGCTGGACGCCATTTCAATTCAAGAAAGCCGTCATTGAGTGGCTGCTGTTTTATGGAAATGCTTATATCTGGTCTCCGGCGGTTGGACCGCGCCAATTGCTGGTTCTGCCAGCCAACCGAACTATCCCCGTGTTCAGCCTGGACGGCGATCTCTATTACCGTCACACATTTTCCAATGGAGTACCCGGTTACATTCCATCGGTGGAGGTGCTGCACCTGCTGATCAACCCGGACGAATCGGGTTTCGTCGGCCGCGGCGTGATTACCTTTGCCCGCGAAACGTTTGGGCGGCAGCTGGCCGCCTACAAAGCCGAGTCGAAACTCTACTCACAGGGAATGCTACCGGCAGCATACATTCAGTTCGCCGGTGAGTTGAACAAAGAAGCCCGCAAGGTCGTCCGACAGCAATATGAAGAAACCATGAGCGGCACGGACAACGCCTATCGGCTGGCGATATTCGATAACAAAATCACCAAATTCGAGCCGATTCACATTCAATTGCGTGATGCGCAGTTCCTTGAATCCATTGACGCAACCGACCGCGATATTTGCAACTTCTTCGGGCTGCCTGAGCACATGCTCAACCGCGGCAAGGAAGCCTACAACTCGAATGAGCAGAAATATCTTGAATACTTGCAGGGAACGCTGGACGCCTATCTTGTGCCGTGGGAAGAGGCAGCACGCATCCGCTGGCTTTCGCGGGAAGAACAGGGTACTCACTACTTCAAATTCATTCGGGAAGCGCTCTTGCGCATGGACAGCAAGGCAAGAGCCGAATCTATGGAAATCCGCATCAGGAGCGGAATGATGACGCCCAACGAAGCCCGGGAGAAAGAGGATATGAGCGCTTACCCAGGCGGGGATCGGTATTACATCCCTATGAATTTTGCGGTAATCGAACCTGAGGAGGAACGCTAAATGGATACGAAGATTGAAACAACCCGGCCTTTCCGCTGTTTCGAGGGAAACGCGAAACCTTATGAGCCGTTTTGGCGGGTAATCGATTCCGGGAGCACCGAATCGGGTGAGCCGGAAATCGAATTGTACGGATATATCTCCGAATACAGCTGGTTCGAGGACGAGATCACCCCCAAGAAGTTCAAAGATGATCTCTATGCTGCCGGAAGTGGCGGGCCTGTCACAATCCGCCTGAATTCGTATGGCGGCGATGTGATCGCGGCCAGCCTGATGAATACGATCATCCGGGATTACCCCGGGCGAGTCACCGTGCACATTGACGGAATTGCCGCCAGTGCCGCCACGATCGTGGCCGTGGCGGGGGATGTCGTCAGAATCCAGGAGACCGGCTACATCATGGTGCATGACCCCAGCATGGTGTTCCTGATGGCCCAGCTGAATATCGAAGACCTGACCCGCCTGGCCAACGCTTTGCAGGCTATCAAGGCCGGAATCATCAATGCGTACGAGAGCAAAACCGGTTTATCGCGTGAGCGGCTGTCCAAACTGATGACCGAAGAAACCTGGATGGATGCTCAGCGTGCTTTGGATTTGGGTTTCGTGGACGAGGTGATCCGACACGAAAGACCCATTCCGATTCAGCTGCCGCAAAATTCTGCGGTGGTGAACGCTTTACGGTTCAGTAAATTACCGCCCATCGTGGCGCAGGCGCTGAATGAAACGAGGAATATCCCGTCAGCGGAAGCCAGCGAGCCGCTTTTGACGGATGATATGGAACGAGAAGCACAGGTTCTTTATGAACGAGTCAACCAAATTCTGAAGAAAGGAGTTCGATAATGCCAGACTTGAAACCCTTTTACGATGCCGTAATCGCGGCAGAAGAAGAAGTGCAGCGAATCGCGAACGAGATTCATGAGCACTTTGTTTCCGGGACTGAAGAAGGCAAAATGATGGCGCTCAATCTGCGCTCGGCGCTGGACGAAGCTCAGAAGAAGCACGAGGAAGCGGTTGCTCTCTATGAGGCAATGCAGCGCGCCAACCGTCCCAATGACATTGCCAAAAACTTCATCCCCGTATCATCCACAGAGATTGTGGACAATCAACCAACCGTGATCAAACGCCAGGAGTACGAACGCATGTCGCTTGTGGATCGAGCGCGCTTCATCCGCTCCGGCGGGAAAATCGAAGATTAATAACGGAGGCTCAAAATGGGTAATACACTCACCAATCTTATTCCAACCATCTACGCAGCTGCCGACATCGTCATGCGCGAGCTGACCGGATTCATCCCGGCGGTTACGCTGGATGCGAACGGCGAGCAGGTTGCCAAAGATCAGACGCTGCGCTATCCGATCGTGCCGGCAATTGCTGCAAGCGACATTGTCCCGGCTGCTACCGGACCCGATCCGGCCGCAATGACCATCGGCTCGGATTTCATGACCATCAGTAAGGTGCGTTCGGTAACCTTCTTCTGGGAGGCTGAAGAACAGAAAGCTCTCGGCGGTTTGTACGACATTATCCTGCGCGATCAGTTTGCTCAGGCGATGCGCACCCTGACCAATGAAGTCGAGACCGACCTGGCCGGGCTCTACGTGGCGGCCAGCCGCGCATACGGTACCGCCGGAACTCCGCCGTTCAGCGGCACTGACCTGAGCGATCCGGCGAATGTGCTGAAGATTTTGCTGGATAACGGCGCGCCAAACAGCGATCTCCAGCTGGTACTCAACACTACCGCCGGTGCAAAAATGCGCGCGCTGGCTCAGCTGACCAAAGCCAACGAATCCGGGAGCACCGAGCTGCTGCGCCGTGGGGTACTGCTCGACCTGTTTAGTTTTGCCGTTCGGGAGAGTGCGCAGGTCAAAACGCACACCAAAGGGACTGGGGCCGGCTATCTGGTTAATAACGCTGCCGGTCTTGCAGTTGGCGAGACGACCATTCCGGTTGATACCGGAACCGGCACCATCCTGCCCGGCGACATCGTTACTTTCGCTGCTGACACCGCTAACAAATACGTGGTTGCCTCTGCACTTTCCGGAGGCAGTTTCAAGATCGCTCCTCCCGGTTTGCGTGTTGCCATTCCGGATAACAACGCCGTCACCGTGGGCAACAACTACACTCCCAATCTCGGGTTCAGCCGGTCGGCAATTCATTTACTGATGCGCGTTCCGGCCATGCCCGCTGGAGGCGATGCAGCCGATGATGTGACCGTCATCACCGATCCACAAACCGGTATTTCGTTCCAGGTGGCGATGTACCGCCAACGGCGCCGGATTGCCTATGAAGTCGGCCTCGCCTGGGGCGTGAAAGCGGTCAAATCCGAAGCGATTGCTACCCTGCTTGGCTAAGACGGAGGTCCACCTGTGGCGAATATCCTGACAACTGCTGAAGCGGCCAGTGTGCTGCGCTGCACCGTTGATAACGAGGAAATGCTGCGGCTCTTGCCGCAGGTGGACGCTTACATCAAGCGGGCAACCGGCCGGGATTGGGCTGCCGATCCGGTCGTCGCACCTGAGGCGAAGAACGCGGCACGAATGCTGCTGGTCTTATGGTTCGAAAATCCCGGCATGATCGCGTCCGGTATCGCCACGCTCAATCACGGACTTACTGCCGCACTGGTACAGCTCGAGGCAATGGCGCTCAATTATCACATCTTCGAAGGATTGCCCGGTGTAGGATACATCACTATACCGGGCATCCAGAGAGGAAGTGTCGTTGCCAGTGTGACCGGGATCATCGGCTCGAGCGGTGATCAATCTGCCGGTTTCGAAACCGTAATCAGCCTGGATGAGCACCTCAAGCAAGTGGTAAGCAGCGATCTGAGCGGCAAATGGTTTCGAGCGCATATCATTCCACCCGGTGATTTATGAGAATCAACGAAAAGCCGATCAACCCGGGAGAGTTGCGCACGCCGATAACGCTGAAGAAGCGCACGGTAACAACCGATGCCGGCGGATTCAAAAAAGAGGTTTATGCCAGTGCTGCAACTGTTTATGCCAGGTGGCAGAACGCTCACGGCAGAGAGGTATGGACCGCGGACATGGCCGGGGCTATTGCTCCCGCCACCCTGCTTATCCGCTATATGGCCGGCATCGACGAATCGTGGGTGGTGGATAAAAACGGCGAGATTTTCGAGATCGTATCCATCGACAACATTATGGAACGCAATGAGTATCTTGAGATCAAGGTCAAACGTTTGAAGACAGGTTAAAAATGGCTACAAAAGCGACATTGACCCTCAAAGGGCTGGATGAATACCTCGAAAAGATTGCCGCGGCCGGGAAAGATGTAGATGAAGCCGCGGCCAGGGCTGTGCTGGCAGGAGCGGAAGTACTGCAAGAAGGTATGCGGAATCGCGTCCCGGTGAGAACCGGGAATCTGCGGGAAAATATCCGTATTTTCGGGCCTGAGCAGGATGGCAATTTTGTGTTCTGCGAGGTTGGTCTGATCGACAGGCGCGGCTTAACGGATGCAGATACTGCCCGTTATGGCAATGCACAGGAATACGGAACATCCTCAATGGCGGCCCAGCCTTACATCCGACCAACGATTGCGGAAGATGGAAAAAAGGCGCGGGACGCCATGAAAGAGAGCCTAGAGGAGAGCGGCGTACTATGACAATCTGGGAACGGATATACAATGCGCTTGCCCCTCTCGGGCTGCCGATGGCAGCCGGAGCGATGATCGTGGACAGCGAATCCGAGCGTCCTGATACCTATCTGGTGTACTTTCTGGTTTCATCGCCCCCGGTCCAGCACGCCGACGACAACGAAACGCTCCGCTCATATCTCGTGCAGGTGAGCGCCTACAGCCGCGATGGTCTGAAAAATCTGCCGGATATTGCCGGAGCAATGAAAGCGGCCGGATTCACGCAAGGGGCAAGGCGCGAGCTGCCCTACAATCCAGAAACCAGACATTACGGGCTGGCGATGGATTTCAATTACCTGGAAGAGGAGTAAAGAAATGGCAAACCCTGGAGAATACAAATCTAAAATTGGCTTGAGTTCGTTATACGTTGCCGAGGTCACGCAAGACGATGCTCTCGGTTATGCAGCCGGTACTCCGGAGTATCTTGCTCCGGCGGCAGAAGCGAGCCAAGAGCCGACTACATCATTCGAAATTCAATATGCGGATGACCAGCCTTATGATGTAATGACCAGCGAGGGCGACACCAAAATCAACCTGACCGTAACCGGCATGCCCATCGAAATGCTGGCCAAAATTACCGGGCGGGTTTTCGACCCGACTACCGGGCGCATGTTTGATAATGCCGGAGTTGCACCGTACTTTGCGCTCAGTTTTCGCAGTCTGAAATCGAACGGAAAATACCGCTATTATCAATACCTCAAGGGCAAGTTCGATATGCCCAAAGAGGAAACCGCCACCAAAGGTGAGAAACCTGAGCCGAAAACCTTGCAGCTCACCTTCACGGCCATCAAGACTGTTTACAAGTTTGATCTTGGCGGCGGTGTTTTTGACAGCGTCAAACGAGTTGTTGGCGATGAGGATACGACCAACTTCAACGGGGCGAACTGGTTCAACGCCGTGCAGGTGCCCGGTGTCGGCTCGATCTCTGCTCTTGCTCTGATGAGCAGCGTACCGCTCAATGACGCGACGGGTGTATCGGTCAGCGCGAATCTGACTCTCACCTTCAATAATGCGCTGAAAGACTTCGCTACAAGCGGCGTGGTGCTCCTTAAGTCATCAGATGGGACGGTCATCACCACATCCAATACCCTTGATTCGACCAAGAAGATCATCACCATTGATCCGACCAGCAGCCTGACCGCACTCACGAATTACCTGCTGACTTATGCCGTAATGGATATTTACGGACAAACGCTCAATGGCGCGATCCAATTTACGACCGCATAAGGTGACGATATGACCGTCGGTACACCGCTCACAATTACGCTATACGATGAGAACGACGAGATCAAAGCGAGCTACACCCGCGCTTTTGTGCCGTGGCGCATCCTCAAGGCGGCCGTGCGCATGGCCAGGGGTATGGATGTCAACAACATGACCGAGGACGATATCGATGCCCTGGCTTCGCTGGTCGTCGAGGCGTTCGGGAACAGGTTCTCGGTTGAAGACCTGAACAACGGCGCAGATGTCAGCGAAATGGTGACCGTGCTGCAAACGATCATCAATAAAGCGCGCGGGCTGATGCCCTCAAACCCTACCCCTCCGGGGCTGTGAATGCCCCGGAGGATATTGAGGACTCGGACTGGCTGGTTGATTTCGAGATATCGCTGATCAAGGCGTTCGGCTGGAGTCTGCGAGACATCGATGACACGGACATCGAGAGTCTGCTGCCGGTGGTCGCGAGATTGAGCGATGCCAGCTCAGACAAGACAATGTATTGTGATCAGGTGGACGGCTGGTAGATCGGAGTCTGGAGGCACATGAGCGACAATCCGCTGAGTTCTAAGATCAGTCTGGATACCACCGATTTCAAGGCGGCGGTGGCCGCCTTGAATCGGGATATTCGCGTCATCGAATCTGGCTTCCGCGCCTCCGCCGCTGCTCTCGGAGACTGGTCGAAAAGCGCGGATGGATTGCAGCTGCGCATCAAGGCGCTGACGGGTCAGATAGACCTCCAGCAGAAAAAGGTTGGGGCTTTGCAGAATGAGTATCGGCGTATTGCTGCCGAGAAGGGGGAGAATTCCCGCGCTGCGCAGGATTTACAAATCAAACTAAACCGCGAAACCGAAACATTGAACAGAATGCAGTTTGAGCTCAAGCAGTCTCAAACCGCACTGGATCAGATGGGGAAGGAATCGCAGGAAGCGGGGAGAAAAGTTGAAGAGCTGGGACGCGCCCAGGCTGAAACAGCCGAAAAAACACGCGGGCTGTCAAACGTTTTGGGCGCTTTGGGCGGGGCAGCAAAAATCGGCGTTGCGGCAATCGCCGCGCTTGGGGCAGCTGTGGCTGGAATTGGACTGGGGGTCACCAAACTGATGGTGGATACCGCAAAGTTCTCCGGCGAACTACTGGATTTGTCCAATGTTACCGGATTGAGCACGACGCAGCTGCAAGAATTGAATTTCGTGGGCACGATGCTCGGCACCGATCTGGATACGATGACCGGTTCTTTGAGCCGGTTAACCCGTTCGATGGGTGAAGCCAGCCAGGGCAATAATGATGCTGCCAAAGCATTCCGGGCTTTAGGCGTACCGATTCGAGATGCAAACGGCGCATTGCGCGATTCGCGAGAAGTGTTCTTCGAGGCAATATCCGCACTTGGTGGCGTCGAAAACGAGACAAAGCGCGATGTGCTGGCCATGCAATTATTTGGCAAGTCCGCGATGGAACTCAATCCGCTGATCAAAGCGGGGGCGGATGAAATGGCTGCGCTGACAGAAGAGGCTCACAAGGTCGGCGCGGTGATGGGAGAAGAAAACGTCCGGGCTTTCGAAGCATTTGACGATAAATTATCTACTCTAAAACTGGGGTTGCAGGGAACAGTTCGGAATCTGGCGGCAAGTTTCCTGCCCGGATTTAGCGGGTTGGCCGATACTTTGCAGGGATATCTTTCGCGCCTGGTCGGAATCGTGCAGGAATCGGACGGCGATCTCGGCGCTGCGGCGGCCGGAATTGGCGGATTGATCGGAGAAATCATCGGTGATGCAGCCAAACAAGGCCCTCAAATGCTGCAAGCGGGGTTGGGAATTATTCAAGGAATTATCAAAGCAGTAATTACCCAACTGCCGGTGTTGATACCGGCAGCAGTCAGTATGCTAACCACGCTGGTTAATTTCATTATTCAGAGTGTGCCGTTATTGCTTCCGGCAGGAATAAATATTTTGCTGGCGCTGGTAAAAAGTATCTTATCGCAGCTGCCGATGATCATCAATGCCGCCCTGCAATTGATTATCGCGCTGGCCACCGGGATTGCCGAGGCAATTCCGCAGTTGTTACCGGCTGTAGTGGAGATTATCCCGCAAATTGTTTTGACGTTGATCAGCAATCTTCCGCTGTTGATCAACGCCGCCCTGCAATTGATTCTTGCGCTGGCCACTGGGATCATTCAGGCAATCCCGGTTCTCTTACCCTACATACCGGAAATCGTCATTGCGATTGTGGACGCGTTGATCGTCTCGCTTCCCATGATCGCGGAAGCAGCCGTCGAACTGGTGCTGGCGCTAATTGATGGCATTGGAACGATGCTTCCGGTGCTTGGAGATGCGGCCGGCGATTTGATTACTGCACTTGTGGACGGCATTGACCGCCTGATGGGGACCATCCTCCAGGTCGGCGAAGATATCGTGAACGGAATATGGAGCGGTATTCAAGAGCGGGCTGATTGGTTCCGCTCGCAAGTCGAAAAGTTTTTCAGTGGAATTGTGGATGGTATAAAGAAGGCCCTCAAAATGAGCAGTCCATCCCAGGTGTTTGCCTGGATCGGGCAGAATATGGCTCTTGGGTTAGGGGCGGGGTTTTCCGATCAATTCAGAGAAATTGAGCGTAATATCAATCGGGTTATTCGCGGGATGACCGCAGAGGCTTCGATGTCTGTATCTAACCCTCGATTTGCGCTTGCCGGCGCAGGAGCGGCAGAATCTCCTATTAGCATTGTTGTACAGGCAAACGTCAATAACAATATGGACATGGAAGTACTGGCCAGAACGCTGGTGAAGAAGATCGAAAGGGCGCGCGGCAGATGATAACACTCAAACTGATTGACGAATCGGCAAATGAAATCGACCTCAACAGCGGCGATATTGTGCTGCTCGATGGTTATTTTCCGGAAACCGCACTTGATTTAGAGCAGCGAATCGGTGAGTCGTTCGATGTGATGGTCAAGGGGGCTCTGGCCGTTGATAATATACGATCTATCAATCGTTTTTTTGAATATGCGCGCAATAATACGATTGGTCCAAACGGGGTCTGGGTTTATTTTTCAATGGACGGTGGTACAGCGTGGCGGTCGAGAATTTACAACGGGATGGTTAGTTATAGCAGCAGGTTGTATAACCAATTACGCCGTGGCGTGATAAAGGCAACGATTTTTATCGAGCGCGATCCGTTTTGGGAGGGACCGGAGCAGCAGATACCGCTGACAAACGGGAACGGAACAAACAATACCAGCGGTCTGAATGTGTACAACGCAAATGACGGCGTGGGAAGTGCACCGAACAAACGCAACAATTACATTGAAATTGCCGATACCGCCATTTCTGGCGATCTGCTGGCGCCGGTACGGCTTGAGATGACCAATCAGTTTAACTCCAGTGCGCGATTATCGGAGTTGTGGATTTCACACAATGTTTATTCAACGCCGGCGACCTTTCAGCATATCCTGGAAGGCGAATCGGCGATTGCATTACAAGCCGGCATCACCAATCAGGCTGCATCCGGTTACAGCGGCGGATATGTAAAAGATTTCACCTGGTCAAACGCCAATCAAATACCGCTGGTACGCTTTGAGCTGAACACGGCGTACCTGAACGCAGCAAACAAACGTTGGTTCAAAATTTTATGTGTTTTCACAAGTTCCATTCAGCAAGGCATCCGGTTGCAGGCAAAAATCATGTTCCCGATTGGATCAATACTGACTACCGTGGCCTCCTCGCAAGAGGTTCTACTCAGCGGCGCTTGTGTACAGGAGATTGGGGAAATCCAAATACCACCCTGGTTGCTCTCCAGCGGCGATCTTGCGCCGGTCGATCTGGTGATCTACGGGCAAAAAAGCGGG